GCGTAGTGAATCGATGCAGTGATTGTAAGTATCTACTGGTTCATTCATATATTCATCAGTGTTTTTATCTTTCTTCCACGTGTAATTATCGAACTCCTCAATAGTTTTGAAACAACGCTCGTCAATTACTATATCGAATTGCATAAGAAATTGTAGCCCCTGCATGATAGAACCTTTACCTTTTTGTGCAGGTTTAATACGTTCTATACCCAGTTTACGCATTTCTGCTATACTTTTTTGTTCTGCGCTATCTGCAAAGATTTCTTCTTTAGAATATCCTAAACGTTTGATAACTTCTGCTATCTCATCGTTTAACATACCCGTCTTGACATATTCTTCAATAATGTACAACTTCTTATTCTTAGCGTCTATCTTACAGTGTATAAATGCGCTCGGATCATTCACATACCCGTAATCAAGACCGAAATATGAGTGAAATTGTCTTAACTCTTGTTTGTTAAGTAATCTCTTTTCATATTTAGGGAACACTAGCTTATCTAAAGTAGCGAACTCACCTAAAGCGTAAATCTTATAATACGCAGGATTACGTTTCGCTAACATCTCTAAATTATTTCTAGTTATGTCATCTAAGAATTTGTTATCTTTATAACTTGACTGTCTTATCATGACATTTTCCATTTCTTCGCCATGTTCAAAGAAATACTTATAAACCCAGTTCAATTTAGAAACTGGGTTAAACATTAGAAAGATTTGTTTGTTATCATGTTTACGCTCTCTTAAACGTAGGGTTAACTGCGTATAATCATTAAGTGTAAATTCTGATGCTTCTTCCATAACAATGTCCGAAATACCTTTAATCGATTTAATCTTCTCTGGATTATCTAATCCTTTGAACAGGAATGTCGCGCCATTAGGAAGTACCACTTTGTTATCTGTCTTATTCCATTCGCATAAATCCCATATACCGAAATTGATAAGGCACGCTTTGACATCTTCAAATAAACTATCTTTTATTGTTGACTGAACTTTCCTAAGCCAAAGAATACGTCTAGGATATTTCCATTTATTCAACGCTTTTAATACTACCTTTTGTATTACGCCATGAGACTTACCACTAGAACCTCCACCATAATGTACTTCAGTGAAATTGTCATAGTTGGTAAGTATTTCAAATATGTTCTTGTTAAACACTTTCTCTGGGTTATTAAAATTAAGTTTAAGATTCGTCATCATAATCACCTATGTTAATTTCAATATTACGTTGAGTAATTTCTTTCTTGTCGATATAAGCACCATGTACTTTTAAGATATGATCTAACGAACGTTGGCGTTCTTCTACATTAGGTGTAATAGTATAAGTTACTTCTTTATCTACTTCGCCTTCTAAATGGTCATATCTTTTAGTGTATGCTTTTTGTGGCTCTCCTCTCGCAATAGATGCTGATAATGCTAACGCCTCTGTAACACTCATTAAACTTTCTTGTTGCGCTTCCTCTACTCTTTGTTTAATAGCTTCTTTGATTGTAGTATTTTGTAGTAACTTTGTTGCGTTTGTATTGGCTTTGTTTTTAGAATATCCAGCACTAATATATGCCCTTGTAGCATTGCCGTGTTTTATATATTCATCAATAAACTTCTTGTGCTTAATACTTAATTTCATCTCATATATCACCAACTCTCACGATATGCTCTTTAGTTTATTTTTTAACATACAAAAACCTACCCGAATTGTCTTTCGGATAGGTCAGAAAGGAGAAAAATTATGTTCGATCATTTGAAAGGAATAAAAATAGAAAGGTTTACATGCGCAAAGTAATTACATACTTCGCACTACCATTATATTAAAAATTCTGCCCACTCTAAAATAGTGTCATTTTCGTCAATTTTGTCATTTTTGTCATTTTCGTCACTGTAACAAGTATATTTTTTCTGCCAAGTCATCTTTACGTGCTAAAAAGTTAGTTCTATTTAATCGAGAGTTTGGCATGTCTTTTATTATTTCATCTCTGCGTCTACCCTTTTTTAAGTGACTTAAGAATATAAAGTCAACATGTCCTAACTTCTGTTGGGATTGATTGATAAATTCTACTTCCGCTAACATCTGTGCATGTCGTTTACTCATTCTCTCACGACGTATAACAGTGTCCTCAACCTTACTCCCATTCTTCCCTTGTGGTTTAGGTAACGTAGCTTGTATACCATACTGTGCAATTGAGTTACTATCACAATCTGGTATTACAGTAATTAAATATTTGCATGTCATTTGGTAGTTATCAATCATGTTTAATATTGCTTCTTTTGAATACAATCGAGTTCCTCCTTAATCTTCATATTTACTCAATAAGATAATAAGCCAAATCACTTACGCTCTCCCTTACTCTTTACACACAACCAAACGAGATACATAACTGGAATAATCATTATCCACCAAGTCATTTAAATACCTCTTTCCATAATTCATTTAAATGAACGTGGTCGTGTTCGTCGAAGTCCTTAGGCACTTCCACCTCATCGTTAGCAGTTAACTTATAATACAACTCTCTACCAATCCATTTACCTAACTCATACATCATTAATGTGATAAATATTTTAAGAATATGCTTAATTACTCCGTTTTTGTAGTCACCTTTTTTAAAATGTTCTTTGATGCATTCTCTACTCATCAACGCGTTTGTATTAGTTTCTTTATAATTAAATTTTTTACCGCTTTTTAAAATTATCGGATTTTTCATCTTTTTGATATCAACAATATCTCCTGGCAAATAATTTTCATTTACGACAAATGATTTAATGCAAGTGTATTTAGTCATTCTCTCACTCCTCGTTACTCTTTGCGAAGTATCCTTTTAATCTCTGCTACTATATCTTTACTCTCCTGTGCTTCCATATGCACCTCTGTCACTTTCATTTTCAAACCAATCAACTTGTTTGGGTGTAGGATATACAACTGGTGCTACAACTAACTGCGCTAGTCTTTCTCCTTTTTCTACTGTGATATCTTCATCACCTATATTGTCTGTAATGATACCTATTTCTTTGTGATATGTTTGGTCTATTGTCCCTAGTGCTACACGCAATTTAGTTTTAAGTGATTTACCAGATCTAGGTCTTACTTGCGCTTCATATCCGTGAGGTAAATTAATAGCCACGTCTGTTTTAACTGCTTTTGTTTCTCCTGCTTTGATTGTTGTTGTTTCTGATACATACAAATCTAATCCGCTATCTGTAGAATTTGCTCTCTTCGGCATAGTCGCGTTTTTCGATAATAATTTAATTTCTAATGTGTTTGTCATTTATTGTTCCTCCTCGTTCGGATAAAATTTAATAAACATTTTATTCCCATGTTGATCTCTAGCTACCAATTCTTCGTATTCATCATGTGATACATATTTTTCAATTACGCAGTTTTGTAACATCTGCATCATTTGCATATGTTTTTCAGCTTTCATTTCCCATTCCTCCATTTTCTACTAAACTCTTTGAATTGCTTTCAACTATCTTGTCGTACAACTCCGCCTTGCGATATACTTCGTTAAGCTCTTTGATTAGTAAACACCCGTCGTGTCCTGTAAAAGCTGTAGAAGATACTATGCAACGTTGAATAAACTCTCTATTATCCATTGCAAGCCTCCAGTTTCCGTCTTAATTCGGCTATATCCTTTATTAATTCATCTCGTTGCTTCTTGTAAGCATCGCGTTCTCTTTTTGCTTTCTTCAACCTAGCGTCCATAACACTAGATACAAATTTAGCTTCTGCGTTCATTTCAAACACTCCCTTAATATCATGCGTTCACCTTCTCGTATTCGTCTGCCCATATGTACATCAATCCGTCACTTACATATCTGCGATTGCACTTTCTAGCAATGTTGCGCCTGTCGATGAATAATACCTTTTGAGCTTCTACTGTACTTGCGAATTCTTCAACAATCCGGTTGTTGTTATCGACAAGATATACTGGCTTAGATACGCCTTTATTTCTGCGATATACTCTATATTTCTGTAATGTAGACTGGAATAAGTTATCTGCAATAAAGTTGTTGTACCTACTATCTTTCGGATATGCGTGTGATCCGTTTTTTAAGTTACCGATAAACGTTTCATATACAATATCTGCTGCACGATACTTCTTATTCTTATAAATAACTGTGGAAATACCGTTACAACCATTCGCAAATTTATATTTACCATCAGGCCTTTTCATTCTGCCTAAGTTACTCACATATAGATCGTGCTTATCGCTATACTTCCAAATTTCATCTTTTGCTACAACTTTTTCGTTAAACTCTTGTTTCTTTTTCACTCTCGGCATTGTGTCGGTAAAGAAACACTTCAACTTATCGTTATATGTGCCACGTTCCTTTTGGTACCACAGTGTGTTGAGTGGAATACCTGTAATGTTGTGCAGATGAGATAGTTCTGTCTTAGTCACTGTGTGAGTAAATGGTTCGTACATGTAAATCACATTTAACCCTCCCACTTTTCAAATGCTCTGTTCAGGTACCAACGCGCTTTGTCTAAATCTTCTTTACCGTTCTTACGATTAGCACGACTTATATATTTAATTGCATTACCAATCGCAAATGCTAACTCTGGTTTGTAATCTTTAGTGACCTGTTCTATGAAGTCTATAACTTCTATATCTCCATACGTATAATGTGTTGGGTGGTTAACCTTGTCATTTAACGTCTTTCGAGGTTCTTCATTTTCATCAGGTAATGAGTAAAAATCGTAACTATCATCAATAGTCCAAGTTCTTCCGTCAATTGCTTCTACATCAGCAACCCATTTTTCTATAGCAAGATTTGGCCCAGTTTTTAACCCAGTTAAACGATATACACTTTTTACTCTCACGGTAATTTCAACACCGTTAACCTCTTGCATTCTGATTCTATCGCCTCTATTCAAATCTTTAACGCTCATGATCTAACCACCTTTCTAGGGAAGATATCGTTCTCCATAAGGTACTTACACCATTCGCTGCGAGAATGTCTTTGAGGTACGTTGAATAAGTGTGGTTTCTTACGTCTTAGGTCCAACTCTTTTTGTCGTTCTAGTCTTACCAACCTCATTCTGTCTTCATGTTCTAGTTGAGATAGTCGTTTTCTTTCTTTCATTTCTGTATCTTGTTCGTTATATTCTTCGAACAAAGCTTCTTCAGGACTATAGCCAGAATACTTAATACGTCTTACAATGAGTTTCCAGGGTGTGCCTGTGTATTCAGCTTCGTGTACATCCTCTACTGGCAATAAGTGTTTTTGCTCTTTATTTCTGACAACGTAATATAATTTATTATTTTTAAATTCAACTGTTCTATTTTTTGCTAATTCCATTTACTCCACCTCTACCAATTCAATTAATTTAAAATCTTGGCTCATTAACTCTTTTTCAGGGTTCTTACTGATTAAATCTAAAATGCGTTCCTTTTCTTCACTTACAGTAATTTGATTGTTTACCCAAACTGGATACTTACATCTAACTTTCATTGTTGCTTCGACTGTGACTGTTTCTTCTCTGTTAGCCATTACTCATCACCGACCAATTCGCCATCTTTCCAGATGAGTGTATGCGTTCCATCATCGTTGATTAGATGAATAGTTCTTGTATCTATAAAATGTTCAATATTCTTATCAACAATGTTTTTAATCGACTGATTTTCACGAATAACTGCTACATCTCTGCCGCTTTTTCGATCAAAATTGATTTGTAAACACATAGGGAGTATTGTTTCTTCCGTAATTTCTTCCTCAAATTCGACAGTGAAAGTGCCTGAATGCGGGTCATAACTTATAACTTCATTTGCAGTTATTTCTGGGTCGAATGAGTAGTTTTCTTCGTTGTAATTAAACGTATAACCGTCCAACTCCACTTCAGTTTCTTCCTTTTTCAATAATTCCATTAAAAATGCTTTAGGTACTAATGCTACTCTCTTCTTAATCTTTACCATTCTTCATCTTCTCCTTCTTACGCTTTCTGCGTACCTTAATTAGTTCTTCATACGTTATCCATTCAGGCCCTGTGTACTTAGGTGCTTTGCATATCCATGTAAGTTTGATTTTTGGATATTTATGTCTAAACATTTTCGCTTTCAACTTCGCTACTTCTGTTGGCATTCCTTTTACGTCTATGACTTCAAGTAACTTGTTATCTTTCCATAGCGCAAAGTCAGCTATATATTCTGTTTTACGTTGGTTATCAAACTTAGGTATCAATTCATATCTAGGTTGTAGTTCGATATGATCATATTCATTGCCCAAATTTCGTTCTAAATGTTGGTAATAGTCACACTCAACTTTGCTATCAAAAGAGACGCCTTTATATTCAACTTTTTTAGAATTGTATTTACTCACGTCGTCACTCCTACATATCGAATATCGTTGCTTGTAACCCTAGTTCTTCTTCGTATAGAAGCTCGTACACGCCCTTGAAACGTTTCAACTCACTATCAGTCATCTTTTTACTTTCTTCGCTAAAATGAGCGCCTGTGAGTGATTTAACTATGTTCAAATTAGATTCACGTTTTTCTACTTTTATTTCTTCTGTTCCGTCTGGTCTATAAAGGTAATACTTTTCGATAATTGCCATTTTTATCTCTCCACTTCGTTTCATTCATGATTAACTCTTTCACTTCTTCGTAATCGTCAAAGGGTTTAATGGTTCCAGTATCAAGCAGCCTTTTAACTGCCCACCCAGACTCGATTAATATTTTGGCTATGATTGGATCTTCTTTATAATCCTCTCGATACATAAAACCTAAAAGTTGCTGATACTCATAAACTTTCATCCATAAAACCTCTGCGTTTTCTTGTAGAAATCAAGGTGTGCCACCCCTGTTTCTCCGTCTTTATTTTTAGAAATAATGAATTCAATTTCCGACTTGCCTGTAATGTTGTCTTGTTGGTCTTGGTCGTAATAATCGTCACGGTATAAGAAGAAAATCATATTCGCGTCTTGCTCAATTCCTCCTGCTTCTCTTAAATCAGACATCATCGGACGCTTATCACTACGACTTTCTACACCTCTACTTAATTGAGATAGCGCGATAATGATACAACCTGTTTCTTTAGCTATAATTTTTAAATCACGAGAAATCTTTTCAACTTCTAATCGTCTATCACGTTGAGGGACATCTGACTGCATGAGTGTAAGATAATCAATAAATATAACGTGAGGTTTATCTGTTTTCTGTGAAGCAACTTCTCGAACATCTTGTGGTGTCATTTGTGCTTGGTCCTCAATCTTTAAAGAATTACATTTTTTAATTTGATCTATAGCAGACATTACCGATGAAATTTCATCATCATTTAATCCGTTACCTTGCTTGATTTTAGATAGTGGAATATTTGTTATTGTTGCAACTAATCGCTCAACGATATTGTTACCTCCAGTTTCTAAACTAAAGAACGTTGTAGGGTACCCACGCTGCGCAATATTCCACATCATTGTTAATGCAAGAGAAGTTTTACCTAACGAAGGTCTTGCACCTAATACATTCAACTGACCTGGTTCAAAACCAATGATTTTGTTATCTATAGAAGCAATACCAGTTTTAATAAATTGTTTTGGTTCATCAGATAAAATATTTTCTACAACTTCAGCTAGAAAACTATCAGTAGCGTCTGCTTTTTTTATTGTCATACCTTTTAATTTCTCTAATTCCTCTACCAAATAATTAAAATTTTCTTTACTCGGCATTGATTGATACTCTGTGAGCTTCTCACGAGCTTGTGACAAAACGTATTCTTGTAATAGGTTCAATTGGTCGTCCATAAAAAACGCCTTGTCAGTGCCATCTGAGTTGTATAAACGACCTAATCGGTCAATAGATATAAATTCATTATCATCACGACTTTTAAAGTAGATTTGGTTTACATCGACTTTTCCCTGCTCTAGTGCATACTCAATGAACACTCTTAATTTTTCATCAGTAAACATTTCAGGTTTCAATCTGAATTTACTTAGTAACTCTGGGTTACGCATGAGGTTAGATATAATAGATTCTTCGGTACTCAATACATCAATACTCATCATCTAACCCCCAATCTTCTTTCATCTTTTGCCATCGTTCTCTTAATTGTTGCCTTTTCTCTCTAAACTCTTTATCGTGCTGCATTCTGTATTTATCAGTCTGTTCTTCTGGTATCACTGCGCTTTCCATTTCTGGTGGTTTGCGATTAATAATTTGTGCAATCGTAGGTTTGTAACGACTTTCTCTAACATATTTCTTTGTTTTGTGTAGTGTTCTGTCGAAATCTCCATATTGTGTGAGTTGTTCTACCCAAAGGTTGTACTTAATTTTATTGAATTTCATATCGTAGACATTATTTATTAACTCTAAGATTTCAATTGCCTCTAGTTCAGTCATTGACATAATGTCTAACCTCCTAATATTTCCTGTTTCTTCTTAGCTAGATAATCATCTTCTTTATTGTTTCTAGGTTTAATTTTAGATATTGCTTTCTCTTTAGTATTGACACCGTCTTTGCTCCAGTTTTCTAATACTTTGATAAGATAGTTAATACCTTTGTTATTTTCTTTACAATAATCAGTAGCTACAGTAACGATCTCTAGTTTGTTATCTTTAAAATCCTTTATAGCTTCTTCTAGTTGTTGTGCTTTTAATGGACTTTGTATCATTTCTAAATTATTACTAATGTATTTAAATGAGTTAGTTACGTCGTCCCTGTCTCTATTTATTCTTGTATTATTAAACCTTGTATTATTCTCCTTGACTTTTGCGTCAATAGGGGTATTGATTTCTGCGTCAATAGGTATTGACGATTGCGTCATGGGGTATATCTTTCGTTGTTTAACTTCGTTGCCTTGTTTAACTAATTCAACTTTTAAATAACCTAAACTTTGCAATTTCGAAATTCTTCTTGAAATAGTTTCTTTGACCACTTGATACAACTTAGCAAAGTAATTATTACTTGCAGTGCAATAGCCGTATTTATTACTTAAAGATGTTATTTCTGCAAACAGTAGTTTTTCGCTATCTGTCAGTCTGTTATCGTATCTAACGTTTGCTGTAATAATTGAGTAGTAGCTTGGTTGATCATTCATTTGGTTTCTCCTTTCAACATTTGGTTGAGCCGACTATCCACATCCACCCAACTGTCATGTAATTTGTATTTCTCGTTGAAACTGTCTATACCTATTTGATGTTGTTCTCTGTGGTGATTAGGACATAGTGCTAATACTTGATTGCCTATATGATTAATCTTGCGTCTGTTACGTCCTCGTCCAACCGCGTGATAATGTGCAAGTTCAGCCTTTGGCTTACCACATATTACGCAGTTACGATTGACCGTTGACCAGTACAAGAATGATTTATCTGATTTGAGTAAGTCGCTAGTTTTAAAAGTAAGAGGGATATCGTTGTGAAATATCCAATCAAGTGTTACTTCGATAATTTGGCTTGCTTGTGTACGTGTGCAATCACTTAATGAGATGCGCTTGTCGTAGCCGTAGTACGTCCGAACGTATTCGATGAATAAATGCCTCATGTAGTCCATTGGTGAGCCTGTATGCGCCTCTATGTCTTTTACAAGCGCAAATATCTTTCTGCGTTGCTTGTCAGTGATTTTAAAAGGGTCTACGACTTGCACATCAACTTCTACTTCTAAACCATTGTCGAGTAGTAGTGTTTCTTTATTACCTAATTCAACACCAGAGATGACGACGGTTGTTGTGCCATCATCTTCAGTGATGTAATTCTTGATTTGAGCCATTTAATCAGTCCAATCAGAAAGGAAGATCTTCTATATCATCGTCAACGTTGTTATTAGCAAACGGGTTGTTCCCTGCTGTCGCTTGTCCTCTTTGTTGTTGAGGTTGATTGTTTTGTTGGTTACTACCTTTGCTATCTAAGAACTGAACGCTATCAGCTACAACTTCTGTTACAAATACTCGACGACCTTCGTTATTTTCGTAATTACGTGATTGAATACGTCCATCTACACCTGCTAATGAACCTTTTGAAAGATAATCATTTACATTCTTCGCTTGTTTTCTGAATACAACTACATTGATGAAATCTGCTTCTCGTTCACCTTGTGCGTTAGTAAATGTTCTGTTTACTGCTAAAGTGAATGTTGCTACTTCAACTCCACTCGGCGTAGTTCTAAACTCTGGATCTTTCGTTAATCTACCTACTAATACAACTCTATTTAACATTTGAATTCTCCTTATCTAATTGTTTTAGTCCTGCATCTAGTTTTTGATGTGCATTTGCTATATCTTTTTTAGTAATTTTGTTGATGTTTTGAATACCTAACCAACGCATTGTTTTGTCTAGCGTTGCGTCTCTACCTTTTTCTTGAGATGAAGTTACGAACTGATTGATACGTTCTTCTAATTCTGTAATGTCATTATCATTAGCGCTTGGTACTTCTTCACCTAAATATAAATAGTTTCCTAGTCCGAACTTAGCTGCACATTTAACCATGCATCGCTTAATCGCTTTGTTAATGTCGAATATTGCAGTGGAGCTACCAATAGCTACTGGTTTGTTTCTGTAATCTAAAACTGGCAACCATTCACGTTTAGTTACACCGAACACTGTTAATTCAACGCATACCATGTACCCCTCATTCGTTTTAAGGTAAGGTACGAAAAAGTTTTCGTTATTACTATCTGGATAAGGGAATTCGATTACTTTTTCTTCATAAGTTGGGTCTTCTTTAGTTAATTCTTGTTGAACGTATGCCCATGATAAGTAGTTCAAGTTTTGTTTCTTCTCAACATGAGCGTTAACATCTCTGCTGTTTAACTCTCTAAATTTATCTGCGAAGTTAGGTTTTTCACTCATCAGCTTTGACCTCCTCCAAGTCTTTCATTTTCACTGTTTTACGTGTTTCTTGTATTTTGTAAGTTGTTATTTCGATATCATGTTTATCCCAGTTAATATCAATATCATCTAGTCCGCTAATGACTGCAGCTCTACTACGCATAGCGTTGTAATTTGCATATTCTGGTGAAGCTGGCTTGTTAGTAAGCCACCAACCATGATGTTCATCTTGTATGCGATACTCAACTTTGGTTGTTTCTTTCAATGCCAACCACTCCTTTATGCAGCATGTCGATTGTTCTATCCATGACTTTGATTGTTTCATTTTGTGCTTCGCATGATTCTATAGCTTTTCTGAAATCTTTTCTAAGTTCAAAATATCTATCGCACATATCTTCGTAACGTTTGTTTAAAAAGTCATAGTCACTTTGCAAGAAATCTAAATCTATTTGGCTTTTGATTAGTTGAGAGTATTCTTCTCTAGTCAACTTGACTGTGATCAACTCTCCCATGCTAATCCTCCATTTCAGCATCAATGATTATTTGATTTTTTCTATCTTTGTAGTAATTTATTGTTGTCTTGCTATTCGCCTTCACTTTGTTGTTGTACATATCAAGCAAAATCTCAATATATTCATTTTTGGGTAAGCTGATATTCAAATCATCTTTGTTTCTGCTTTCTTTCACTTTTTTTATTAATCTTTCTTTATCTAATTTTTTTATTTTACATATTTGATTTACAGCTAATAAAAGTTTCCCGAAACTAGTTAATGAGGCTTCTTGAATAAATCTCTTGTAATACTCTAAGAATCTTAGAGAGCCATCATAATCAACAAACTTAAATTCACCATTTTTTAATATATTTGTGACTTTTGATCCTGTGTCATTAATACCTAAACACATAGCTGCGATTGCACCAGATGTATAATTATATTCATTTAACAACTCTATTAATTTTTGATAGTCTCTATTACCTTCGTTGGCATAACTTTGTATATAATCTTTGATACTCCAAGAAAGCTGTGTAGTGTTCATTCTGACAATGTCTTTTTCTGTTAAGCCTTCTACAACCATATATTTAATGGGAACTTGAGCGTATTCAGCATGCTTTAACCTTGACTGACCATCTATTACAACAAAATCTTCATTTACTATAACCGGTGCGATGAATCCTCTTTTCGCTTCGTCCATTAAATCCTTTCTATAAACAACGTTTCTGTTAAATTCACTGAATTTAAAAATGTTATAATTTGTCGTTTCGTATACTTCGTTTACCTTTTTCATAATTGACTTCCTCCATATATTTTGATTAAATTAAGTTGTATATTTTGATTAGAGTTCGACTGTTACTTGTTGGCGCAAGTTTCAGTCTTTTTTGTTATCTCAAGCCACTTTTCCCAGAAGAATGTGCTAAAGATAAGCGTTAACATTGCAATTCCTAATACTGTTGTGAAACCACCTCCTAAAAGTAATGTGACGATCATTGCGATAAACATCGTCATGTAACTTAGTAAGTACTTCATCTTTTACACACCCTATCCAAATATCTTTTTAAAGTTATCCTCAAGAAATTGTTTCATCTTGCTACCTATGAATCTGTATTGATCATTTTTGTTGATTGGATAATGTGAAAACTGTTCTATTTCTTTTTTAAATTGCGGAATTTCTAGAATATTTCTTTTTATCCAATATCTATTGCGTCCTGTTTCATATTCCAAATCTTCCATGGTCCACCAAGTCTTTGTCATGTTATCCCTCCTCTTCATCGAATTCGATAATTGGTTTAGGCGCTATGCCTATCTCTATTTCGATTGCGTCATAATTTAAATCTTGGTAAAAGCTCTAAGTTGTCTCCTGGTTTTCTAAATGTTTCAAATTCAGATGAGCGATAAATTGGTTTACCTCTTTCCATAGATAACTTTGTTGCCTCTTGTATATTCATAGCGACCTCCTTTAAATTGTTTGTGGTTCTTTTAAAAATTTATTGATAAAGTATTGTTGGCCTTTACCTGTTACTTTAGGTGTACGTGTAATTTTGCTAGATCCATCAGGATTGTTAATTACACGTTTCTTTATATCTAATATTTCTAAATCCATACTTTTTTGAGTTGGTAAGTTATAGCTTTCTCCACTCTTTTTAATTAAGTAACCGTTGTTTCTTAACCATTTGAATAATCTGTTTTGCCCAACATCAACACCGTTTTGTTTAAGTAATTTCGCTAATTCTCCTACGAGTATTGAATTATCGCTACCAGCAACCGAATCTGCGAATAGCACTTTAGGTTTGTTTTCCTTAACTTGTTGCTTAAGCGCTAAGTTGTGTTCTTTTTCTTTCTTATATTCTGTAAGCACGTTGATAATGTAATCTGGATTATTTAATGTGTTTTCGATTACATTGTCTGTTGCGTACAGTCCATGTTTACGAATAGCTGGTAAAACTTCCGATGTTACCCAACGCTTGAAACGTTTAGCACTTTCTAACTTGCTTGAGAAGATTAAGCTATAAAGTCCACTTTCGTTGATGATAGTTACATTTTGCATTCCACCAGGTGTCTGTATTTTACCGACCCCTTTATCTTCCAACTCTACATGATCTCGAATAGCATCCGCCGTTCTTTTGTAACCCAAAATTCTCGCTACATCTTTTCCTACAAAATATGGTTCCTTGTCTACTGTTAATGTTCTTACTGGTAACTCTTCAAAATTGAATGTTTGTAATTCACTCACTTTTGATTCCCTCCCGATAATCATATTTTGTCGCATATTATGCGACTGTCTTGCTAAAAAAAATATCAATTGCTTCATCTTTATTTAAATTTAATAACGAAACAATTTTGTTAACTTCTCCAACAGTCAGCTTTTCTCCATCTGATTTTAATTTTCTGTGTAACGTTGTTCTGTCAACATTTAAAGCTTTTGCAAATGTAGTCCAATTATATTTGTTTTGAACTACTTTGCCGTGAAGTTTGTTAACATCTACCATAAAAACACCTCATTTCTTGTCGCATTACTTGCGACTAAATATAGAATAACACATCTCAAAATAAATGCAACGTTTTTAGTCAAATTTGCGACAATTATTTTTTTATACCTATATTATGTTGCATATATGCGACAATAGTTATATAATGATTTCAGGAGGCGGAAATAATGAGTATTGGTAACAGAATTAAAAAACGTAGAAAAGAAATGAAAATGTCAGCAGATAAATTAGCTGAAAAAATCGGCAAAAATCGCGCAACAGTTTACAGATATGAAAAAGATGAAATTGAAAATATGCCTTATGACGTTTTAGAACCTATAGCAGAAGCATTGAATGTTTCTCCGGCCTATCTTATGGGTTGGGAAGAAAAGAAAAAACTGAAACAGTAGCAGCACATTTAGATTATTCAGATTTAACAGAGGAGGAACAAAAAGAAGTAGAAAATTTTATTGACTACATAAGAAATAGAAGAAAATAAGGGGGATAATAAGTGGGTAAATACGAAGATTTGATGATTAAATACGACCATTTACCTATTACAGAAACTAAATATATGCCGGACTTCATGTCCGGTCTGTACTTGGACGGGGAAATACTCATCAATGATAACAGGAGTGTTAGACAAAAATTAGAAACATTAGCAGAAGAAATCGCTCATCACGAAATAACATATGGAAATATATTGAATACAAACGATTGTCTAAACAATAAATATGAATTAAAAGCACGAAGGTTAGCTTTTGAAATGCTGATTGACTTAGATGACTTAGTTAGAGCTCATAGCAAAGGTATTAAAAACGCTTATGAACTTTCTGATTTTTTTGAAGTGACAGAACAATTCACAAAAGATTGTCTAAAGCACTACCAAGCTAAATACGGGAATGAGGTTAAACATGATAATTACTTAATCACTTTCGAACCGTTAAATATAATTGATATAAGGAGATGTAAAAAATGACTAAAACTAAAATTGGAATTAAAGATGGATATGCTATTGGCAAAATTAAAGTTGGATTAACTAAAGAAGGACAAAAAGCGTTTATGATGTTGGACGATGAAGAAAAATTACGACTAGCACATTTACAAAGAGCTAACGATCCTAGACTCAACGAAGAGATTAACAAAGCATTAGGTATGGAAGAAAAAATAATGACTAAAGACGAGAAAAAGCAAAAAAGATTCGAAAAAGGTATCGAAAGAAAAGGTTTAAATAATCCAAGTGATGTAACTTCAAACGCCATTATGTCTCAAAATAAAGCTGGTAACTTTGAAGATATATACGACTTAGTAGGACGAGGTTCAACAATGCTAAGTCAAAAGGAACAGGCTAAATTCAAACACTATTCAGAAATGAGAAAGAATACCTTTGTTCAAATTGCTCAAAACGACGAAATAATTAAGCAAAATAATGAAATTATCAGTTTACTTAAACAAATAGCTAATAAAGGAGAAATGTAGAATGAAAAAGGTTTTATTTTTAATTTTCGCAAGTTTATTAGTATTAGGAGCATGTGGTAACAACGATAGTGAGAAGAAAGAAGATAACAAAACATCTGAACACAAAAAATCTAATGATCCAAAGAAAGATAAGAAATTAGAAAACAAGGATAAATCAAACAAAAACACTAATGATGATAAACAAGAAGCTAGTTCAGATGATAGTAATAATGATACTGCTAACAATGAATCTGAAAGCACATCTAAAAACGATAATAAGAAAACTCAAAGTGCTAACAGTAATAATGAACGTCCACAGGGTAAGACAGTTCAACTAACGCAACAAAACAACCAACAACAATCTAACAATAATCAACAACAAAATAGTAATCAACAATCACAAAATAATAATGGCTATATGACACAAGAACAAATTAATGAATGGAATAAAAACAAACCTACTACACACGACGAGTCACAAATGGGTTATGGTCGTGGAGATTATGAACAGGCACGTAAAGATAGCGAGAAAGTTTGGAACGATCCAAATGCCCATGTAGGAGGTCCACGTTGGGTTGGCAAAAACGAAGGATATGAGAGTTGGGCTAAAAGACAACAAGAAGTTCAAAACTCAATAGCTGAATAATTACATGGGTAGCACACCTACCCTTATTATTTTTTTACTTTTTTTGAGGAGGAAATGAAATGTCAGTAAGAAAACAACCGAATGGCAAATGGTATTATGACTTTGGATATGAGGGCAAAAGGTATAAAAAGAAAGGTTTTAAGACTAAACGTGAGGCAACAGAGGCAGAATCTATAGCTAAAAACAAAGTGATGAGAGGTTTAGTTATTAACAACAAGACATCATTCATTAAATACTATAACGATTGGATAAAGGTTAACAAAGAAAATGTGGTGTCTGAAAAGTCATACGCAACATTTAACAATGCTATTAACCAATTTAAGTTATTTTTAGAAACCGAAAATTTAAGTGATGTTACCCTATCAGATTTGAACACAACGTTTTATCGTAAATTTATAAAATGGTATGGAGAAGACCATGCTACTGAAACAGTTAGGAAAATACACAATTGCTTAAAACAGTCGATAGATGACGCTATACAAGAGGGATTAATGCATAAGGATCCAACATATAAAGTAGTAGTTAAAGGACGTATACCTGCACAAAAAGAAGATGAAAAGTTTATGAGTATAGAAAATTTTATAAACTTAAAAGAATATGTAGCTAATACCCCTATTCAATCATATATATTCGTTTATATTTTAATCATCACTGGAGGTCGATTTGGAGAAGTTCAAAAACTAAGTAGAAGTGATTTAGATTATAAAAATAATACAATACACTTACCAGGTACGAAAACAGAAACTTCAGATAGAACTGTAGATATACCTGCTGCAGATATGAATATGTTAAGAAAAACATTATCTAAAATGCCAGTAAGTTTATCAAATCAATTATTCAATACAGGTGTAGGATTGATTACACACAATGCAGTATCTAAAGTGTTACAAAAATTTTGTTTAGAAAATAAAATCGGTAAATATACTTTGCATAGTATAAGACACACACATTGTTCTTATTTACTACACAACGATGTTTCTATCTATTACATTTCAAAGAGATTAGGTCATAAAAATATTAAAACTACTATGGATGTATATTCACATTTATTAGATGAAGTCGAGCAGAAAGAAAGAGAAAAAGCAGTGAATGTATTGGAAAATATGAACGGGAACGTAATTTAA